GGCTGATCAATATCGTTATCTTAATCCGGTAACGTCAGCCGAGCCGGGCAGGTGGAAGACTATGCGCACGCCATACTTGCAGGGTGTCATGGACGCTTTCACGGATCCGTATGTCGAGGAGATCACGGTCATGGCCGCTTCGCAGGTCGGCAAGACCGAGGGCATGTTTAATATGTTGGGATATGTGATCGATCAAGATCCGGGCCCCACGCTGGTGGTCTTGCCAAGGGAGAACGACGCAAAGAGTGTTTCCTATAATCGTGTGCTTCCCATGATTCACGGTTCCCCTGTCCTTCGCAACCGCATGCCAGTTAACGCAGACGATATGACGAAACTTGAATATCGATTTGACCGGATGATTCTTTTTTTCGCTGGATCAAACAGTCCGGCGGATCTGGCATCACGACCTATTCGGTATTTGTTTTTGGATGAGATTGATAAATATCCGAGGTTCTCGGGACGTGAAGCGGATCCGATTAAACTGGCGACAGAGCGGCAGAAGACCTTTTGGAATAAAAAGACAGTCAAGGTTTCAACGCCGACAACTCGTGATGGTTATATATATCGTGAGCTTGAGAAATCTGATCAGCGTAGATTTTTCGTGCCGTGCCCCCATTGCGGCGGGTATCAGATATTGGTTTTTGGTCAGATCAAGTGGCCGGAGAATGAGAGGTCAGCGGAAAGAATCAGGAATGAGCGGCTTGCGTGGTATGAGTGTGAGCATTGTAAAAAGCGTATTGATGACTATCAAAAGCAACAAATTCTTTCTCACGGAAAATGGGTGCCGAGAGACTGTGAGATAAACGAGCAGGGAGAGATTTGGGGCGAGGGGGTTAAAAGTAAACACAGAGGATTCTGGATTAATTCGCTTTACTCGCCGTGGCTTAGTTGGAGCGATATCGCCGCTGAGTTTTTGAAATCAAAAGATTTCATTGAGCTATTGATGAACTTTGTTAACTCATGGCTTGCCGAGGTGTGGGAAGAGAAGATTGAGGAGACCACGGTTGACCGGGTCAAGGCGCACGCATGCGAGTATACCGAGGGAATTGTGCCGGATGAAGCGGTTGTTTTAACGGCGGGCATTGACGTTCAAAAAGACCATTTTTATTACGTCATCCGTGGATGGGGTTACGAGGAGCAGTCTTGGCTTGTTCGGTGTGGGTCACTGGAATATTGGGACGACTTGGTAGAGGTGTTGTTTAAGACTGAATATAGAAAGTTTTCAGGTGATGAAACACTCCCGGTTTATATGACGTGCGTTGACTCAGGCTTTAGAACTGATGAGGTGTATCACTTCTGCAGGCAATGGCACGATCGTGCGAAGGCGATTAAGGGTCAGGAAGAATTAACGGACGGAAGATTTTATCGTGCGTCAAAGATCGATATTAATTCACGCACGGGAAGCATTATCAAGAATGGCCTTGTTTTGTGGAATCTCAATGTCACGCAGTACAAGGACAAGATCAGTCGCCTCGTGGCGAGTAAGGATCCGGCGAAATGGCATTTGTTTAAAGACCCGTCAGATGATTACCTTTCGCAGTTTACCGCAGAACATAAGGTTTTGGTAAGAAATAGAAACACAGGCAAGGCGAAGGAAGTCTGGCAGAAAAAACGCTCCTCGGTTGCGAATCACTATCTTGATGCGGAGGTTTACGCCATTGCCGCCGCCGACATAATCCGTGCTCTTAATCTTCGCAGAGATGAGCGCACGGTTCATAAAGATATAAGGCAGGAACACAGCCGTTCCAGTTGGATTCGTAAAAGAGAAGGGGCATGGATTTAATGGGCGGAAGATGGCTAAATAGGCATAAGAATTGGTTGCGTGAAGAAACACCTCCCGCTCGAGGTTCGCAGTTAGTTGACAGTGAAGATTACGGTGTGCCGTTTTATCCACTTAAATGTCCGGCGTGTGGAAGCAAGAATCATCATTGTTATTCAACTCATTTGCCGGTTCGATATCATGCGTGCAAGGACTGCGGAAAGAATTTTAAAAGCGTAGAAACAGAGAAAAAATAGAAAAAACGCATTTGCTATTTTGTAGTAATGACCCAATTGAAAAAGATTTGGGGTAAGGTAAACTAGAATTAGAAAATTAAAGCGGGACAGCTGATCACTGTTGCCGCACCCAATAGTATTTAAAAGCCATCTCCAGTCGACTGGCGGGAGATGGCTTTTTTATTGGGGTGATGGAGAGGTTATGAGCGCACCAACAAAACAGGAAATGCTTGAGAACGTTGAAACGGCGATTAACGTACGAATGACTGGCGGTGCCGTGCAGTCGTATTCGATCGGCGGCCGCAATTTGCAGTACATAACGTTAGCTGAACTTATAAAACTGCGGGACACGTTGCGGCAGGAGATTGCCTCTGGTAGTTCTCGCACATCGTACGCAAGGTTTGATAATCCGGTATGAATATAAAAGAAAAATTAGCGAATGGATTAGACGGTTTAGTCGGTTTCTTCTCACCGAAGGCTGGCTTAAAGAGGCGCATGTTTCGTGAGGCGATTAAGTTGTCCGACAAGTTCGGAGCTTATCGTGGAGCTGAAAAGAACAGGATGCGTTCGTCGTGGATCCCGGGAGGGGGTTCTGCTGATCAGGACATCATCCCTGATTTACCGGATTTAAGAGAACGTAGTCGTGATTTAAACCGCAATGACGCACACGCCTCAGGGATTACTAACACCATGACAACGAATGTCGTTGGCACTGGTATCCGACCGCAGAGCAGGGTTGATAAAGAGGCACTCGGGATCGCTGAGAGCAAAGCTGATAAGTTCCAGAAGAAAGCCGAGCGGTCATGGAAGATGTGGCTTCCGTACGCCGACGCTGGCAACCGCATGGACTTTTACGAGATTCAGCAGTTGGTTGACAGGCAAATTCTTGAGAACGGAGAGGCGATTGTTATCCCGGTAATGTTTAAGGATAAGAATCGCCCTTACTCTCTTGCGTTGCAGGTTATTGAAGCGGATAGGCTCGCCACACCACCTGATAAGCGTGGAGATAAGACCATAAGAGCTGGAGTCAGGATCGGTGAGAATGGTGAGCCGGTTTCTTACTTCATTCAAAAAAGCCACCCCGGTGATTATCGCTTCACAAAAGCGGATGAACGAGAATTCGTTGAGATCGCCGCACGAAATGAATTCGGCAGAGCTAATGTTTTTCATTTATATCCAGTTCAGCGATCCGGACAAACTCGGGGCGTTCCGTTCTTCTCTCCGGTGCTTACGTATTTCAAGGACTTGGCGGAGTATGCGGAAGCTGAACTTGTCGCCGCACGGATTGCGGCGTGTTTTTCAGTATTTATCACCTCGGAAGCATCGATGGATCTTAACACCGGATATGACCGCAACTTTCAAGGGCAATATTTAGAGTCATTAGAGCCGGGAATGATAAAGCATCTACTTCCGGGGGAGTCTATCACTTCGTTTAATCCTCAGCGTCCGTCAGCGACATTTGAACCGTTTATTGAAAAGATGCTCAGGGCAATTTCAGCGGCGTTGGGATTACCGTACGAGTTAGTTGCCAAGGATTTTTCAAAAACGAATTATTCGAGCGCACGTGCGGCGCTTCTTGAGGCACGCAGGTATTTCAAGGTTAGGCAGGAATGGCTCGCACGAAAACTCTGTCAGCCAGTTTGGGAGATGGTTTTAGAGGAGGCGTATCTCAGGGGCGAACTGGGGGCGATATCGTTCTACGAGAACAAGCAATATTGGGTCAACGCATCGTGGATTACTCCGGGATGGGAGTGGGTTGATCCATTAAAAGAAGCCCAAGCGGCGGAAGTAGGTATCCGAAATGGAATTGTTACTTATTCTGACCTGTATTCAACACAGGGCAAAGACTGGGAGGAATGTTTTGAGCAACGAAAAAGAGAACAAGAAAAAATCAAGGCGCTCGGGCTTGAAATCAATCAGAAGCCAGATTCAGGTGAT